CCTACGTTTCAGGGGTGTCGCTAAATTGGATTTCATAGGCGGCTATTTGTACTGGGTAATCCTCATCCCCGGAAAGCTCAATGCTCTTGAGGTCAGGTAGATACTTACTTACGAGCTTTATCCTGCTGTCGATGGCTCCTTTGATTCTGTTGACCTCAACGCTGTCTAATTGAGTGCCTAGCTCCTCTAATTTTTTAATAGACTCAACGACTTGCTCGATATGCTTCTGGTTAGCAAGTTGGTCTCGCAGACTATCCTGTCTGATCTTCCGATTCGTCTGCGCTCTCGTCATTGCCATCGTTTACTTCCTTTAACTTCTTCAATACTTCAATTTGTTCAATCAACTGTTTGATCTGGCCGCCTAACAAAACGCATTGATTCATCGCATCGTTTCGCTGCTGTTCTAATATCTCAATTCTGCCCTTTAACTCTTCTGTCATCAGAAGTGTCTATGATCTGTTGGGTTGTTGACCTTCACTTTGATAAAGCTGGCGTCTTTCTTTCCGTTGGCATAAGTCGCAGTCACTTTTATTACACCATCTCCCGAATGAGCCGAGCTTGCGTAGAAACTAGCCACGTTTGAACTGACTGAGGGAGTTGTGAGGGTGATTCCTTGTCTGCCTTTGCTTTCGGCCGTAACACCTGAAACTGACGTACTCTGGTCTGATGCTGCGTTACTGAAGTCTACTTTGTAAAGCATCTCAGTTGTGACGTTTTGTCCATAGCTCCTGTTTTGTGAGCTATTCCTATGAGGGTCAATAAGAATACGTCTACTCATTTTCTGCGCCTTGCCTTGGCTTTCTTCTTAACGATCTTAGTGATCTCTCTGGCTTGGCCCTTGTGAGTCCGGCTTGCCTTGTTGAGAGACTTAGCAATTTTTTTAAGTTTTCTTTCAACTCGTTTGGTCATGGGATTCTCGAAACAATCAGCGGGGAGGGAGATAGAAAGTAAAAACATTCCCCGCGTCATGTCATCAATGAAAAGGTGATTCATGCACCGGTACGCTGAGACTCCCTCAAGGGGGAAAGAGTCAGCAGTCGCACCTTTCCATACCTTACACCAAATAAAACGTGTTGCAAACCTTTTTCTTTCACAAGCACTTTCCTTGAAACGTACATAAACAAAGGGCTATACACGTTTTTGAGTAGGGGGAGTATACGAGTCTTTCCGATTGAGTAGTTCCAAAAGATCACCACCGCGCCAAACAGTGACCCCTTCCGAGAGCTTGATGGGCTTTGGAAACTTGCCTGATTTAACGCCCAACCACCAAGTTGATTGAGAAACCGGCACTATTGGCGGGATATCCTTGTTTTTATCACCGATAATCTGTTTAAGCCGATAAAAGCTATCCTGATATACGCGAACCATGTGATTTCATCCTATTTTATTAGCTTCAGTGAAATTTTATTCAGTGCATGGTGTTTACAACAAGAAAAAGCTGGCGCAAATAATTATGTGTTAATTAACTGCGCGAAACTTAGTGCAGAAAAATGACCGATTTAATTGCACTAAACTTGGTGCAGAAAAATACCTTATTTAATTGCACTAATTACTTGTATTACATGTAATGGTATGTATAATGGTTCTTGTAAGTTAAATAAATCAAGGGGAAACAAAGTGGTTTTTAAAAATATTCATCAGGCAAACAAAGAGTTAAAACGATTGCGATCTCTGAAAGATGGCAAAAAGTACATCATCTCTTTTTCAAAAACTGGCAAATTCAGTGTGGTTGAGCAAGCTCCCAAACATGATGCTTACATAGTTTCAATGAGTGAAGAAGAGCAAAACACAAAAATTTCAGATTGGTTGGAAAGAGAGAGGATTAATCTTTATGGAAAATAAACCATTGACTAATACTTACGATGCGCTTGTTTTGGCACTTAAACTTGCAATTTCAGCACCTACGGAAGAGCAAGCTAAAAGAGCAATCACACATGCACAATCATTTGCTGACAACTTATCTGAAATTGAAGTTGAGCGAGCTAAGAAAGAGGCTCAAGCAGTTTTAGGAGGTGTTGAGGCATGAACGAAACAAAAAAAGAGAAAAAAGCCCGGCTCAATCGTGACCGGGTTCAACGCCATAGGCTTAAACGCAGGAGGCAGGGACTCGTTAAGGTGGAGGTGTACGTCCTGCCTCAGTTCAGAAAAAAGCTCTTAGACTTTTCTAAAGGGCTTTCTTCCGTTTAGCTTTTCCGGGCTTGGCTTTTGGCGGTTCAACCTCCGAGGTCAAGCCTAATAATTTTTTAATCTTTTCCCACAATTTACGCATAGTTTTTTCCTAATTTTTCATCTAATAAAACTTGTACTAAGTCAAATGCAGTATTCTTTAGTTCCCTTGCTTTGGTCAGGCTAACACTTGCCTCTTTCGCTACTCTCTTCATATCGCCGGTGCTGTAAAACCATTTTAAGACTAGAGGATACTTACTGTTAATCTTAGTTATCTGCCCAATGATTGAGTCAATTAAAATCAAATCGCTACTGATAACGTCCCTTGGTGGTGACTTCGTTTCCTTTGCGTTGATGTATGACTTCAAAGGATTGCGCTTACCTCCCACCTCTAGGGCAAAGTGTCCATCTAGGAGACTCTGAGCCTTGTAGGGATTGGCTGATTCTTGCGCCAGTTCCCTCACCCATAACTCTATTAATTTATCAGCCTTGTCAGCGAGGGTCATTGGCTAACGCTAGGACTCGTTCACTCAATCTTTTGGCCCGATTCGGTGTTTGATGTAAAGCCCATTTGCTATCCATCATTTCCAAGGACGCACCGCCAAAAGCTCCTTCTTGAAAGTACGCATTAAATTTTTTAAAGCTAGATAACCCTTTTCTGCCAAGTTGAAAAGCCATGTTAACCACGATATGGCAGCGTTCCTCACTCCACGAATCAAATCCGTCTCCATAAATTGCTCGGCAGTCTTCAATAGCTGTTTGAACGTCTTTCTCAAAATGTTGCTTAACTGAGTCCATTGGGACTGTATCGCCTTCCACAAATCCATATTCTGCGTCTCCCTCCACGATCTTATGCCCTATGCCACAAGTCAGATAGCCCTCTGTACACCTATAGATCAGAGACTCACCCTCATCATTAGTCACAAGTCCCTCGTCTGATTTAATCTCCTCGTATAACTGGTCTAGATTAACGCCCATAATGTTTCCCTAAAACGTATCCAAAAATAAAACCAACTGCGATCAAGATTTCCATTATTTTTTACCATTGTAACTTTGGAAGCCAAAGAAAGCTGCGATTAAACCTGAAACGCTTATCATGTATACAGGTGCAATATCCCCGAGGATGGTAGCAGCCTGATCCAGTTTTAAAAAAGAGGTGATGACTATGCCGCTGGGATAGAGGAGCATTCCCCACAAGGCAAACCAGCACATCGTTTTCTGAGCATCGGCTTTCTCATTTTGTAGCTCTAAGGCTTGCAGTCGTTCAGTGGTGGCGAGTTCTGCGTCTGTTACTACGCCATCTCCGTCACTGTCGTACTTGTTATACTGGCTGCCCGGCTCTAGTTCTTTGTTCATTTCTTTCTCAGATTCATTAGTTTATCAACGCCTTTCACTCCGAAAGATGCTGAGACTGCTAGGAATAAAAGATAGCTGTACCAATCTGGCAACTCTTCCAGAGCTTGAAAGCCTGACTTTACTCGGTCAATAATGAGGGGATCGTCCATGACAACTCCTGCACCGACTGCTAGTAAAGGTATAGAAAGCAAAATTGTGAACCACTCGTCTTTCCAAGAATTAGCAGAAGCATCGGCCATTTTTGACTCCCAATCTGCGTCATTCTGAATTTGCGACATTTTAGCTTCGTGTTTCGCTTTAGAAATCTCACCTCTGTTTTTTATGATCCCGGTAGCAATGTTAGCCACTGGCGCAATCAGTGAAGTTAATAGGCTCATTTTTAGTCTCCACAAAAACAAGGAATTGAGGGATCGTCATCAAAGTCAAACAACTGGCCTTGATCTGTTGCTATTATTTGCATTTGTTGATAATTTGCTGAATCGTTTGAAAAAACATTTTTTAGTTTTGTTTCTTGATTTATCCACCATTCTGCCAAATCAGGACGCTCTCTTATTATTGATAGTTTTATTGATTGCCCCTTTAAAAAACAAAGGTCACAGTTTCCCCAATCTGTTACACCGTTATTATTCGGTAAATTGAGATCAAAATTTTGTTTTTCCCAAAACTCAAAAACGTCTTGCTTACTTTCTCCAGAAACATACATAGGACAGTATTTCTCTTGACCATCTGAAATTCTGCCTTGTAACTTTGCCGCCCTGCGTGGTTCATCTGCCCTTAAACCAATCAAGCAGAGAAAAGGGGTTTCATATCCTATATTGAGCATATACCTTGTTATCGTTCTTACCTTCATTTGATTAGAGCAAAATCTATGAACGGCAGAGGGTAGTCTGCCAAAATCTTTTACAAGGGTGACAAATGGCTCTCCGTTTCTTGAGGCTGTTTTGTGATCAACAATGTCATATTTGTATTGCCAAGATTTTTTTTCGCTTTCCGTTTTCTTTTCAGTACGCCCTGCATACTCAAGCCAAACAATGTCCACGCCCCAATGGTCTGAACACGCTTGAACAAAGTCGAGAGTTTCTGGCATCTCCTTTCCTGTGTTGGCGAAAGTGACTCTTACGTCATCAGGTAGTTTCCCATCATGCGCTTCTAAAATCTTGTAAAGCATAAAGGCAGAAGTTCGACCACCGCTAAAAGAGATTGCAGCAGGTTCGTTAATGAAATAAGGGTTGAACTTTCTTTCAGTTGCAACGCTCATGCAGCTTCCTCCCTTTCCTTTAAGGCTTGTCGATAATATAGAATCTTATCAATCAACCATTGTCGATCCCACTTCCATGTCTTCGTGGATTCTCGTTTCAGGTTTTCTACTGCCTCATCTCCGATCTGAAGTCTTAGATTTCTTTCATACTCGACAGGCTTTCCATGATGGTACTCATTACACGCACTACATTGAGTTCTGACATTATCCTCATCGTATTTGACTGGCGAGTACGTCCGGGGAATAAAGTGTCCGGCTTGTCTGTCCCTGCCTTCACAACGCTTGCCACAAGTAAAGCACTCTGAACCGTAGACTGCTTTGATGTAGTTAGCAAAGATAGGCCATAAGGTGTTTTGGAGTTGAGGAACCGTTTTCTTTTCTAAATTCTGTGGCCCTTTTCTTCCTCTCATGTTTCTGGAACCCAACTTGGAGCCTTCCAATATTTTGCTACAAGCTCTTGTTCTCTCCTGAGTCCTCGCAGATGACGTTCCTGCTTGTTGACTCTTTTTCCGTAACAAAAGTCGCACCAATGCTCATCGAGGTCGAGGGTCATCTTGTGTTTATTGTCACACGCTTGATTTGCGCATTTCTTTTT